TAAATGTATTTTCTATATTTTCGCCCATGAAAAAATCATTCTTATAGTTTTATTCAAACTATTATTTTATTTGCGTTTTTTCTTTCAATTAATCAATACATTAAATGCAACCAATGAATTACATTTAAATATATTTATATATTTCATTTTTTACCAATTCTTCTCAAAAAATCTTCTCTTTTACTTGGAGAAAGTTCCCTAATCTGATTAATAGATAATCCCAATATATTTATTAAATCATAATCATCCCACATATTATTTACATCAACATTTTTTATATGATTGAAAATAAGATCAGCAGTTTCTATAATAGCATCTATTAATTCTATCGACCATCTAGATACTGGATTAAATCCATTAACATAAAATAATCTTTCAACAATAGTTTTATCATTAATATATAACCCAATTTTACATTCAACACCACTAATTACTTTATCTTCAATATGGTAAACAACATTTTTTGGATTATAAATCAAATTATCACGAATATCTTTTGGATATGAATTAAGAATTTTTTTATAATATTCATAAAAATCTAAATTATCATCATATTTTGTATAATATTTCTTTCCAGATAATAATTTTTGAAATTTATTAATTATTACCGGTAAAATTTCTCTGATATCAATCGAATACCTTGTAAAGGGATTAAACAAATCTGCATCAAATATTTTTTCTCCCAGCAGAACATCACCTTGATAAAGTGAAAATCTAAATTCATTATTCTTCTCATTCATATATTTTATATTTTAAGGATTAATTATACAAATATATTTTTTATTTTTTTAAAAAACAATGTTTTTTTCATAAAAAAGAAGATTTTTTTTCTTGATATTCTTTAAGTAATTGTTTTTCATGCATTATAACAGTATAAAATGGTTCAATATAATTTGTATATGTACCACCATAAATTGATAAAAATTCATCTTCTTTTACCATCCATTCATACAATCTTTCACCTCTTTTTTCTTTACCTTCTTCATCATATTCCAATAAAGGCATTTCCAATTGTTCCAATTCAGACACCGCATTTTCTGTCAACATTGGTTTTGATAAACAAACTAATTGATAATTTATTTTTAATCTATCAATTCCCTTTAATAAATTTTCAAATATTTTTAATGGTTTTTTCTTTTCAATTATTCTTTGTTTATTAATTTCATCAGCCTTTTGACAAATTTCTTTTACCGAAACATATTTATATTCCATTTCAGGAAAATACTTCAATAATATAGCTTCTTTAATACCATCAATTCCCTTTATATTATCCGAAGGATCACCACAAATTATTTTTATAGTTAACGCATTAGAATAATGATGCCTAAAATACATCATATAATTTGTTTTTGTTATCGGTTGATCAATATCAGGTAAAATAATACTAATATTTAAATTAAGCAATTGTGCGTAATCTCTATCATTTGAATATAAATATATTTCTTCTTTGTTTGAATATTTCTGACAATATGCTGCAATTAAATCATCCGCTTCTACTTCATCAACTTCAATTTGTCTTAAATATAATTGTTCAGCATATGCTTTAATTCTTTGCCTTTGTTTTAAAATGGATTCTTCTTTTTCCTTTTCACGCCGAATTTGAGCTTCTGATAATTCAATTTTACTATACCATTCCTTATTTTTCCTATTTGCTTTATATGCATTATCAATTCTATATCGCATAATCCCACCATTCTCACCATCCCAAACAAGTACTACTTTATTTATTTTATATTTTTTTATCAATTTACGAATTGTTGTCATAAAAGAATATAAACCGCCAATATGACCAAACTTGACGGTATATATTTCTTTTGCGCCATAAAACGAACGTTGCAAAAGGTAAGAAGAATCCACCAACAAAGTTCTTGTTTTCATTCAATTTCCAAAATCTCACCTTCCTTAATTTCAGTAAATTTATCACTAATGTCCTCTGCATTTATATCAGCACCCAATTTTTCTCTAAAATAAAGAATATGCTCTTTTTTATAATCATCTATTTCTTCAGGAAGAATAAATCCATGAGGTGTTGAAATTATTTTCCCTTCAAAAGAAATCCCTCCAAGTTCTCCATCAATTTGATTTTTTGCAACACTCACAGTAGTTTCAATTCCATATGTTACTTTTCTTGTTTTACTTATAGCTTCAACTTTTTTAGTTGCATGAGCAACAATACCGCCAAAATGATAAATTAATCTTGAACCATAATAAAATGTTTCACCACCCTTATGTTTTACAACACCATTACCTAAATTATCAATCCAAATCTTTTGAACACCAATTATAGTATTTGTATATTTACGATTTGACTGCCTGCTACTTGGTATTGTGTTATTTAACAAATATTTAAAATGCTTTTCAAATGCACCAGCATTCCACATATTATTATCTGTGGTATTATTTTCTTGTGCCATAATTGTCTTATTACAATCAAGAGTACCTAAACTATCAATTGCAAATAACAATTCATAAGGTAAATCACCATTTTCTTGTGCATCAAGAAAATAATCAATAGCCACTCTTAAATCTTCAATTGATGCCTCATTACGATTTTTATCAACCTTTTTACCAAATTGTTTTAATAAAAAATCATTTTTAACTAAAATATGATCTCCTTTCCAATTAAATCCCATTCTTTCTAATCTATCATGCCCTAAATTATTTTCAGTATCAATAATAATCGGAAGAATTCCCATCTTTTGCGCACTAACAATAGCTTCACATATTGCAGTAGATTTACCTGTATTTGTAAAACCACGAGCCAAACTAACATATCCCATTGGAAAACCAGGTAATCCTGTTGCAACTTGTAATGCTTTAGATGCCGGAATCCATCGTAACGGTTTTTCTGTTGTATTTTCTGCTCCCACTTTTTTCTTAAAATCATCTAATGAAAAACTTTTCATTGGGGTTGGTTTTCTAGATGAATTTGAAGGAACTTCTTTAAGATTTTCAATATCCTTTGCCATAATTTTAAATTATTAATTATTTATTCAATTATCACTTATTTTAAATAAAGGGGGAATTGCTTCCCCCTTCATATTTTTAAAAAACTTTAAAACGGAAGATCTTCATATTCAGTACTACCTGATGATTCATCAATTTCAATATTTTTATCGTCATCTTCATCATCAGAATCTAATTTAACATTTGAAAGATTAACTGCATTATCCTTATATTTACCCACATCAGATTCAGTTATGTTGCTAATATTTACATTATAATTACTTTCATCATCATACAAATCTGACGCATACTCAAAATTATAATCATTTTCTGCATTAAGATTACGATTTTTAGTATTAGCAATTTCTTCCAAATCAGGACGTCCTGGAAATACCCAATGCTTATTATTTTGATCAATATCATCCCAATACGGATTTACTCCATTAGCAACCATTTCAAGATATTCATATGGTGTAATACCAGGAGCACTTCTGGGTTTATATACATCTCTCCAACTTATATCATCATTAAGCCATTCATTTGCTATTAATGAATCTAAATGCAACGGAGATTTTCCATTAAACAAAATTGCGGTTACCGCCTTATATGTACGACCATTAAATTCACTATCGGTCATCATAATTGTCAAATCAGTACCATCAGTAGGACTTGCATAATCAGCACCATATGTTAGAGTGTACTGTTCAAGAACAGGAAGAAGTTTATCAAGTATACCCTGATTTTTAAAATTATGCTTAAATCTCCAAAATTTTACACCATCTTTTTCAACCCCCCTATCAATTCCACGAAGAATGTAAAACTTTTTGGCTTCCCACAAACTAGCTTCTAAAAATATTTTCTTATTCCTTTCATTAATTTCCAGTTGCTTGGGAGTCATATTTTCCTTTTTAATCCCCTTTATTGTAGGATCCTGAGTGGATAAAATTTTCTTATGTTTAGCACATAATGGACAAGGTGCAGGTACCATTATAGCATTACCGTTTTGGTCAAGAATGGGTTTTCCATCAGTGCCCAATTTAGGAACTCTAGGGTCATTATGCGCAGGGCAATAAATAACCGTACCATACTTCTTTTTTCCGCCAGCGGTTAGAGTCGGAACCACATGAAAAAACGCTTCTTCAATACGTTTTTTTCCTGGTTTAGGGGGAAGAATTCTAAAAACCTCTTTGTTTTTTCGAGGAACAAAATACTTCGCTAAAAGTTCTTCGCGAGATTTTTTTTTGATTTCACCTGCTTGCTTTTTTTGATAATCAGCAAACATTTTTTTCAATTCATCTAATTCATTTAGTGTACTCATAATAATAAATTTTACAGTTAATAATAATTTCAAATAATAATTCCACTTACAGTTCACTATTTCAGTTCACAAATTCCTTACATAGAACGTAAGTAAAAAAATAACATTACAAATATAGTAAATTTTTTTCAAAAATACAAGTTTTTTTTTGTGAATTATTTATTTATTTAAATTACCATCAGAAACAATTGTAAAT